GTTTCCCAGTCACGATCAAGAGTGATAGGTACGTGCGGCATCAGCAGAGCCGCCACCTTGGGGAGGATTACTATTGCAAATACAGACGACAACGCGATTGTCCTGCGGGTCCAGCTGAACCCCGGATCGTCGATCTGCCGAATCTCCTTCCGTTCCTTCATGTTGGCGCCGAGGGCTTGCATCATCTGGTCGTGCTGCTCCCTCTGCATGTCCTGCTTCTTGCTCCATATCTTTAGGAGGGCGCTCACTAGCGTTGACACTCCCAAAGTGATTATCTCCATAGGTATCATAGAGCACCTGTGTAATCAATTCATCGCTGTAAGGATTGTATCCATTCTCCTGAACGATGATAGCTTTGCTCAACCTCAGCACTGTGTCGAAGTCTGAGAAGTCTAGCGTCTCGTCCTTGGGCAGACCTGATATAGCAGCTACTCCAGCAGCTGCACCCCTGAACTCAGAGAACCTATCCATAATCTCAGCGATGGTTCCCAGCCCGTGCTTGTAGTAGTAGGTGTGCAGAACCTTGGCCATGGCCCTGATGCCATAGTACGGGGACACGAAGCACTCATTGACCTTGTCCTCGCACTCTACCTCTCCCTGCCAGGTGATCGGGGTCTTTACGATGTTGCCTGGGTTGTTGGTGCGTACCCCCCTGACATCGCCGAGTGCTTGGGAGCACCCGACGGACAGGAGGACGCCCAGGATTAGGGCCAGTCTCTTCATTGCTACCTCACAGCGTGTTAGTTTTGTGGCACTGCCAACCCTTCTCGTCGAACTTGCTTTGAATAGTCTCTTGCAAGAACGCCAACTCTTCACTTCCGTCGATCATATACATGTCGGGGATGTTTTCCGTCGCCCATTTTCCAGCTTCGTAGGGGTGGCCCTTTGCTGTCTCTGTATACATGTCAACAAAGGTTGTTGCGTACTTGGTAAGTCTGGCTCTAGTTACTTCGTCCATACTTCTATCTCCAAATTCCTACTAGTATCAGTATTGTTAGACTAATTTGCAGCAGGTCCAGGAGCATTAGACAGCGTTTACTACTAGCTGTGCTCTCTGCTCTTTAGGATACTCCGTGTACCGGGTACGACCCCAGCCACCACAGCCTTGGCACTGGAATTTCCGATACTTGCCCACGTTAGTGTGTGCGTAGCCACGGAACTGTACGTGATCGCCGCCACACTTGGGACAAACAGGCCGGTCTTTCTCCAGGAACACACCGATGTTCGGGTGGTTGGAAATCCACGGGCGCATCCGCAGGTAAACCTGCTCCAGGGTTAGTACATCCTGGATATTGTACACTTGCATTTCTTCCCAGGCTTCCGGATTGCCCTTGATGCACTCACTCCACAGCTCGAAGCCGGGGAACTTCTTGTGCTCTTCCTTGGGCGCTACATCCAGATACTCTGCCAGATATGCAAGGCTATTTCTATCGAACCTGAACTCCCGCTTAGCCACCTTGAGGGTGTCGATCTGCTTGATCGGTGACCAGGGACGAATACCGTGTAGGATACAGCGTGCTCGTACGATGGGAATGTCGAACTTGTCCCCATTGTGGGCTACTACCATATCGGCGTCGCCGAACATGGCCGCCAACTCTCCGCACAGCTGCTTGTCGTCCTCAGTCCTGGTCTCGTTGTAGTACATTTCATCCTTGCCCAGCCACTTGGCTGCGTAAGACATGATGTACGTACTCGACAGGGTCTGATTAAGTCCTACGTTGGTATTCCAGAATCCCCACACATACGCTAGCTTGGGGGCAGTCTCGATATCAACGACCAGGATACGGATTTCACCGTCATCACTCATCGGGTCTCCTCCTCGGGCAACATGCCCTCGTGGCAAAGTATGTCCAGAGCATCACGCCTGAGTTCCTGAGCAAAGACGTCCTCCGGTAGGGAGTACAACAGGGCGTCCACTATCACTGAACGCTCAACCTCCGTCAACGTGTACACAGGTACACTCCTCTTGTTGGTACGGCACTCGGTATTCTTTTCCGGCCCGGTACATGGCCGTAGTACACGCTGTAATTAGCGCGGCTGCTGCCACCACCAGGATGACACCGAGAACCTTACGTCGCTTTGTTTTACTCATTGAGCCACTCCTCCGGGATACGGCCCACGGCCCACTTGAATCCGTTCCTGTCGCACCAGTCGCCGTATGTCCCTGCCTTTTTCTTGGTCAGGTAGTTGTTGCGCATGAAGAGCATCCGGATATCCTCGTCTGGGTTACTCTCTTTCACGGCCAGCATCTTCGTTCTGTTCTGAGAAGAGAACTTGCCTTTGGCTTCCACCAGGATTCCCCCTGGCAGGAGGAAGTCCGGGGTGTACTTACGCACACTGGACACCTTTGTGGAACCGCAAGTCTGGCACATACCTTTATAGACGTCTTGATTGACAGGAAGTTCCACAACTTCGTACTCGAATGGAACCTTTCTTTCATAGAGGTCAACGGCAATGAGCCACTCAAACTCAGAACGGAATGTTTCTCTCTGTGGCTTACGCATCAAACAACTCGTTGAAGTACTCAAGGTATCGGGTGCGAACAAAGGGAGCGGCAAGCATAACCTCTTTGATAAGAGGGATTACACGCTGCAGTTCCTCTTCATACGAACTACCCTTGTACGCTGAGTCCAGCATTTCCACTACCCAGAAGGGCACGTTGGCCATTCCCTTGATAGCCACCTGCTCAAAGGCAGGCATCACCTTGTCCATTGCATGGACGTGATGGATCACGTTGTGACTAACAGTGGGCAGGAACTTGTCCATGACTGCGCCCTGGATACGTCGCTCGACTTCCTTATAGTCAGGGCAGAGTGCCTTCACAGGACGGGGTAGGTCGATGATGTATGCCTCGCTGGCGTCGTGCAGCAGCGCGTATCTCTGGGCCTCCTCGTTATCCATGAGGTCTGCCATAACTAGCGAGTGGGCTGCTACGCTGTAGTGAATTGGTAGCTGCCCGCTGAACCGGCAGTTATTAGCCAGTCCCGTAGCCACATCCTCGATGTCAATCGAGTCCGGGTCAGGGTCCATGAGGTTCAGGATTCTGCCCGAGCATGTGGTAATGAACTGGTAATGTACCCCAGCGTCAGACACCTGTGATAGATTCATAGTAGCTCTCCCAGCTATCCTCTGGATGCCGTAGCAGATAGACCAGTTTTCCTGTTTCGTGAAGTGCAGCCTTCCATGGGATTTCCCACGGCTTTTTCTCTGCGTTCCACGCTTCCCTGTAGACCTCGTGAACTATACGAGCCCACCCTTTAGGGGTCTGGTGCTCTGCTTCATCCAGAATCTTGTAGGCTTTAGCTGCACCAATCCCTGGTACACCTACAATGTTGTCTGTGGAATCACCCATTAGGATTTGAGACCACAGATTGTAGTGGCTGTCAAGCTCCTCGATGTTCAGGAACAGGCCACGGGTCCAGTCGTAGTGCTTGCAAGGTACCTGCAACAGGTCTTTGTCGATGGAGCAAACAACCCCACCCTGTAGCCCGTTGATAGCCAGGAGGTCATCAGCCTCTAGCTCGGTGGTAACTTGAGCATCGTACTTGTCTACCAGATACTGAGTGATCGCAGCCTTGTGAACAGGCTGGTGCTTGTCATCCCTGTTTCCCTTGTAGGGACGGATGGTTGCCACCTTCTCTCTAAAGGATCGACCACTGGTTAGGTACACAACAGGGCGATGTTTCTTGCCCGTGATCTTGTGTAGGTCGTCAAGGATACCACGTATCTGCGTGTCCACCGCTTGTAGCGCGTGGCTCTCCGGCTCTACGTGATGATGCTTGACGTACCAGTAGTCTACATCCTCTCTTAGCTCTGGTGGCAGGTTCTCTTTAACCCACTTACGAGCTTTCTGAATACCATCAAACTCCATCTGCTCGTTGTCTAGGACAAGGGTCACGGGCCGCTGTTCTACAGCGAACCCGCAACGATACACGATAATGTCCCCGTCCAGGTGGGCAAGCTCACGCTTTAGTGGCATACTTCCGCAGTTTCGGTGTCGCCCACATGGGCATCAGCGAACTGCTCAAGCTCAAGAATCGCGTTACGCGCCTCGGGCAGCAAACCTGCCACATACTCGTAGGCGCCAGTCACTCGGTTGACCACGATGTAGTTTACCAACACACCCTCTACCACGAGGGTAGGACGTACGAGTACTAGGGAATAGTTCTCGGTGGTGTCCAGTTCCTCGGAGTCACGGATGTAGTCTTCTAGGATAATGGGTTCACTCATACTTGCTCTCCCTTAAAACGGAATATCGTCGTCATAGTCTGCGTCCGGCTGATTGCTACCGTTAGGATCAAACTGCACCTTCTCAGCACGTTCGGTGTAACCACCTGCTTCCGCTACCTTGAACGTCTCGTTGTAGTAACGCTCAGTTACCTGGTCAATCAGGTCAAGGACAGCATCGAACTTCTCAGCTTTCTTGGTGGGCAGAGGCACAGCATCCAGCGAAGACGCTACCTGTACTGCCTGAATAGCTGCGTTACGAGCAGACTGCTGAACGATGGAGCGCTGAACCGGATCGTCTAGCTTCCGAGCGCCATAGCTAGAACCTTTACTGCCCCCCCCGATCGTGACTGGGAAACTGAGCG